GACGTACAGTCGGAAGGTTGGCACTTTAACAGAGAGCGTCATGTAAAATTTAATGTAGATTCAGTTACAAAAAAGATCGCTATATCAGACGACATAGTTAAGATAGACTTACCAGATAACTGGACTCGTAGAACTTATAACTTTATCAGACGTGGTGGATTCTTATATGACAAGCAAGATCATACAGATGAGTTTACAGACTTTACAGAGATAGAATTAGATGTTATCAGGTTGTATCACTACGACGACTTGCCTCCTGTATTTAAAAGATATATAACATACAGAGCATCTAGAGTAGCAGCTACACAGCTTGTAGCTAACCCACAGCTAGTACAACTATTAGCACAGCAAGAATCATTAAGTCGTGCTGCACTCATGGAGTACGAATGTAATCAAGGTAATCACAGCATGTTAGGATTCCCAGATGACACAGTATATCCTACATATGAACCTTGGAGGAACTTAGCAAGATAATGGCAGGCATTACACAAACTATCCCTAGCTTTATTCAAGGGATTTCAGAACAAGCAGATCACTTAAAATTCCAAGGTCAGGTTAGAGATATTGTTAATGCAATTCCTGATCCAACCTTTGGTTTATTTAAACGACCCGGTGGAGCTAGAGTTGGAACAGCTCCTCTGGCTAATGTACAGAGTGGTGGCTCTTGGTTCCATTATTTTCGTGATGAAACAGAAGGGTCATACGTAGGGCAAGTAGCATCTGACGGACAAGTTAGAGTCTGGCGTTGTAGTGATGGACAACAGATGACTACTAGCTACACACATGATGGTGTAAATCATCAGACAACAGTTACAAACTATCTAGCCACCAGTGACCCAGAAAACTTACAGTTCCTTACTATCAATGATACTACATTTGTTAGTAGCAGGGACTCTACTAATTCTAATACTCTAGTAGGTGAGACTGGTACTACAGCTGATAGACCAGAAGCTCACTGTGCTATGATAGAGCTGCTACGAACTGAAAACGGTAGACAGTATGGTCTAAATATATTTGACTCTACATCTACAGGAAACTTAACTACACTTAAACGTGCAACTAAAGTTAAGATTACAGGTAATAATTATGATGAATCAGACGGTACAGGTCACTGCCCCGGTATAGGTACTGAAGTTTTTGCTGTCACAGCTAAAGGTAGTTATGGTGCATCAGAAAATATAACTGATGTAAAAAATAGCAGTGGTACTGTTTTAACAACTGGTAAGGATAACTTAGTCTTTCGTGCTACAGTTCTTGGTCAGCAAGGTGTTAGCCCTAACTATAGTGCTAGCAGTAATGGACCGGGTGGTAACAACTATAGAGCTAGTTATAATCTAGAAGTTGTATTACTACATGGCGGAGAAGGCTGGGATGTCGGTGATGTTGTACGAGTAATACCAGAGTCTGCTTCTGCCGCTGCAAGTGGTGGTGGACAAGCATACCTAGATATCACTGTAACAGAAATAGAAACCACAACTCTTAAAGCTACACTTACTAATAATGGTGATGGTCTAGTACGTCCCTCTCCTACACCTTTTGACTCTGATACAGCTGTAACTGCTGATACTATACTAGCCGGTATGGTAGCTCAGTTACCTACAGGTATTACTGCTAAGGTTATAGGACCGGGTATATATTTATCCAGTAGCTCTCCATTTAACGTAGAAATAGCAGAAGAAGATCTTATGCGTGTCTTTCAAAAGACCGTTAATGATGTTACGTTACTACCAAACCAGTGTAGACATGGTTATGTAGTTAAGGTAGCTAACGCTAGAATGTCTGATGAAGATGACTACTACCTTAGATTTTCCGGAGAAAATAATTTAGATGGTGCAGGGTCTTGGAGCGAATGTCCAATACCCGGTATAACTGATACATTAACTAACATGCCGTTAGTGATACAGCGTACAGCTACAACTACATTTACTGTTAGACCTTTTACATATCAAACACGTCGAGTTGGAGATACAAATACCAACCCTATGCCTACATTTGTAGGTAAACGTATTAATAAAGTATTGTTTTTCCGTAACAGATTAGCATTATTAGCAGGCGAAAACGTTATATTATCTCGCCCCGGTACACTAGGTACACCTGATTTCTTTATAGAATCAGCTTTAACTGTATCAGCTAGCGACCCTATTGATATATCTGCTGCATCTATGTTTCCATCTGACCTATTTGATGGCATACAAATCAATGCTGGACTGTTAGTATTTAGTACAAACCAACAGTTTTTGCTATCTACAGATGATACAGTACTAAATCCTGATACTGCTAAGTTACGAAGTGTATCTACGTTTAACTATAATAAAGATATACCGCCTATTTCGTTAGGAACTACGGTTGCTTACGTAGATAATTCTGGTAAATTTAGCCGTATGAATCAGATGGCTAATACAGCAAGAGAGGGTGAGCCAAATGTTGTAGAGATTAGTAAGTTAGTACCTACATTATTACCTAAAAATTTAGATTTACTAACTAATTCTAGAGAAAACTCTATGATATTAATAGGTAAAACTGACTCAGATACAGTGTTTGGATACAAATATTTACAAGTTGGTGATAAAACACAGCAACAAGCTTGGTTTAAATGGAAGTTTAACAACCCACTTAAGTATCATTTCATTATTAATGACGAGTATTACTATTTAGATACTGATAATTTCTTACAGTGTCTCAAGTTGATACAGGCTGAGACTGACCCAAACTTCGACCAAGATGATGTAAACTATCTAATACATCTAGATAATCATACAACAATCAGTGGTGGTAGTTATAGCTCCTCTACAAATCTAACTACATTCAGTGGTGTCAGTTGGCTACCTAGTGTTACTTCACCAAATTATGATTTAGCATTGATTGATGTTAATACTAATGCTACCAGAATAGGTAGATATGCTAAACCTACACTAACCAGTACAACAAGTTTTACAGTACCGGGAGATTGGTCAGGTGTAACACTACGTATTGGGTATCTATATGAGTATCTAGTAGAGTTTCCTAAGTTATATCCTACTAAAACGCAGAATGAACAATCAGTTTCTGATGTTAATTCATCACTTGTATTACATAGAATCAAGCTGCACTTTGGTAAGATAGGTCTATATGAAACTACACTTGAACGTCTAGGCAAGTCTGATTATACTGAAGTATATGAGTCATCATTATTAGATGAATACGAAGTATCTGATGCTCCATACCTAGAAGAATTTATTAAAACTATACCTGTTTACGAAAAGAATACAAACGTAAATATTACACTTAAATCAAGTCACCCTGCACCAGCTACATTAAGAGCTATGGCATGGGAGGGAGACTATTCACCTAGATTTTATAAACGTGTCTAATTACATACACCCAATCACATTAGAGGCTGCTACAGAAGTAGCCTCAAACCTACGCTCAGACGACTACAGGGAGGTTACAGAAGGTCATGGGATCAATCCTATAGCCTTCCTTCCTATGATCGCTCAGGAGGGCTCTGCTGTGTATTTCACAGTACCAGACGGCAAGACTGCCGGACTAGCCGGAGTAGGTGATGACGGAGCTATCTGGATGTTATGTACACCAGAGATAGAACGTTATCCAATCACATTTGCAAGAGAAGCGAAGCGGTATGTCGATAGCCGTGAAGAACCTCTTTTGTGGAATATAGTAGACTGTAGAAATACAGTACATTTAAAACTGTTAAAGTTTTTAGGGTTTACATTCTTACGTAAGTTTGAATATGGACCAAACAATTTACCATTTATAGAGTTTTGCCGTGTGCATGGATCTTAACGCTTCTGCTAGACAGCAAGCGAAACAACGATGGATGGAGAAAGACGCTAATTATCGTTCTGCATCCCTAAAATTTTGGAATAGAGAAACAACCGGTCAACGTGGTTTAAACACTGCTACTATCGGTTTCAGTCGTGCAATGAGCAACGACTTACAAAGAGCCCTATATGTACAGGGACAAGCTAGACAACAATACGAAACCTTATTTGCTAAGTATTACGCTCAAGGCGGAGATATAATAGGAAAGCAAGAAGGTAGGTCTAGAACAGCTGGTAGAAAAGGATTACTAGCTTTAACAAGAGCGAGAGGTGCTCTTAACAATGCTGTACGTAATGAGTATGGAGCTAACATGGCAAGACGTCAACAGGCTAGACTCAGACAGTATCAAGCAGCACGAGCAAAAGCAATTAACGCAATAGGTGTAAGACCAGAATATGGTGCACCAGTACTGATGCCACCAAGTAACAGACTTGGAGGAGCTTTACAATTAGCAAGTACAGCATTAAGTATAGCTACACCATTTCTACCCGGTGGTGGTATACACACCTTATTAACTCAAAGTGGTTCACAGCTTGCACCTTTACAAGCGTTTGCACCAATAGTTTAAATTATGTCAGATTCATTTTTTCAGTCTCTCGGTAAACAACAATTATTTCCGTTTACCGATGAAAAGCTAGACTACGCTGAAACAGCTCCTAATGCTGAAAAAAGCATAAACGAATCTATAGATCGTAACATACAAGTTAGGGCTAAAGATTTCGCTCAACACATCGCAGCCTACAATGCTGCAAATCAATATACCATTCTAGATGGTCTAAAAGATATCAAGCAACTGACCACCACAGGTGCTACTGCTATTAATCAAATTCAGACTTATAGAGATAATGAAGCTGATTATGATGAATTAATAGATGCAAATAATAACCCAGAAACTGTAAGTAAATTTGCTTTCATAGAAAAAAGAGCACAAGAGCTCAGAAATATGAATGACGGCGATATACAAACTGAGATAGGAAAAATAGAATCAACTGGTTTTGACTCTCAAGGTATGCCTGTAG